TTTAAGGAAATAGCCAATAAGATTTGATAAATAACGATAGTATTGTCACCTAACTAAGGGTGTTTACTGTATAAATAACAAAAAAATCTCATCAAATTGGCTAGCGCTAAAACACAACTATTGAATAAGACGAGCCTACCGAATGATCAAGTTTTTATCATCGAGCGAGTCAACGAAGCGTTAAGCGTTTCTAAGGAAAATGGAGGTGCCCTTATTTTGGAGGGAATTTGCGCAGTTTTTGGACAGCGCAATGAGAATAATCGAATTTACGAAAAACAGGAATACCTGCCCCATCTCAACTACCTTAATGAAAAAATCGGTAAGGGTCAGCTCTTTGGGGAGCTTGACCATCCTCAAAGCTTTGATGTTTCTCTAAAGAATGTGTCGCATGTTGTCGAATCTTTACGGTACGACGAATCATCTAATACTGTTCGGATTAAACTAAAGGTTTTGGATACTCCATGCGGACGAATTGCAAAAACCTTGGTTGAATCAGGATGTACGGTTTCGACCTCATCACGAGCAGCCGGCCAAGTAATGGAAGGCGGTAAGGTTAAGCTACATAAGATCTTCACCTATGATCTGGTGGCTGAGCCAGGATTTTCGCAGGCCGCTTTAAGTCAAGTATCTGAGAGCCTTGGCTCGAATTATTCAATGCTATTTGAATCTCTCGACGGGCTTAAAACAACAGCTATTACAAATAAGCTTACGGACATATCTGAGAATTTTAATTATAGGGATTCCGTGAGCATTTATCAAATAAATAGTTCTGATATTCCTAAACAACAAAATAACCGCACGCAAATGGCGAATGACTTCGTATCTCGGGAGGAAATGGATCAGTACTCTCGCATAGTGAAAAAGAAAATTGAATCTCTGCAGGAGAGCATTTCAAAAAATAATGCCGGCCTTAGAGGTATGGTAAACGAGCAAGCTGATGCATCACAAACTCAGCAACTGGTCGAATACGTTAATTACCTAGCTGGTGAAATGGAAAAGATGATGGAATATTCCAACTATCTTTCGACCATGCTAAATAAAGGAATCGGTTATACTGAGCACGTTGCTGAAAAAGTAAATAACGTGATTGACTACTCTGATTACCTTGGTGAAAATATTCAAAAATCAATCCAGTACTCTGACTACCTGGGCGAAAAGCTAAACCAGTCTATTAATTACTCCGAATACGTCGCAGAAGCAGTTGATAAGAATATAGCCTATTCCAATTATCTTGCTGAGAATCTAGATAAGAGCTTACAGTATTCCGACTATCTTGCTGAGAATATCGACAAAGGCATTCAATATTCCGAGTACGTTGCAGAGCAAGCTGAAAACGGTATTAAGTATTCCAATTATCTTGGAGAAAATCTCGATGCTGCTATTAAGTATTCAGAGTACCTTGGCGAAAATCTTCAAAAGGGAATCGCCTATTCTGAATATATCGCCGAATCAATGAATGACCGTCTTACACCTAGTGCTGGAATAAAGGCTCGCAAGCTGCTAGCCGATGTTAAAAGCCTAAATGAGAGCGCTAATTTGGAAGTTTCTGAAACATCCGGCGTTGATGAGCTTGCTAATGCGGTCTCTGGAATAATTTCTCACATTAAATCCAATTCGGCAAATGCAGTTCTTGAGAATAAGTATCCTTTCCTTAAGCTACTGACCGAGTCTAATCGTCAAAAATTCTATTCGCTTGATCAAGCAACTAAAACTTCGATTGTTGAAACAATGAAGGGCGCTATCTTCTTTAACGAAGCTGACGTGATAAACATCATGGAGCAAGTTATGAATAGAGAGGTTGAAAATACTCCCGGTTACATCAAGTTTATGCCTGAAAAGTATAAAGAAGTTTATGAGAGCATGAACGAAAATGAAAAGAACTGGATCGCTGCCCAGGCAATTAATAAGGTAATTAATACGCCTTACCAAGCAAAAGCTTTCTGGGATTCTCGTGATCTAAGAGGCATTAACGAGAGAATTGCACTTCAAACCACAATAAATAATAACTCAATTAACGAAAGCCAAGGTAAAGAAGGTTACATTTCGTTAGAACAAGTAAATCAAAGTCTAAGAGGCTATTCTAATAGCTACTTGGATGCTCTCAAAAGAAGAGCAAAAAACTAAAAAAACATTTTTAACAAAATGGCAACAAAAATTTTCAAAAAGCTGAACGATTCTTCAGTTTCTGAAACCTGGACGCCGGTGTTGGAAAGTTATGGCGCTGACGTTAGCAACCGCCCTTGGCTCGTTGATTACGCTCACAACCATGCTATTTTCGATAATGCCGGAATGATTAACGAAGCACAAGCTGCACCCGGACTTTTCCTTCAGCAGCCTGGTTCAATTAGTGCAATGGGCGGCATCGTAGCTCCCACTAGCAGTCAAACACCTTTTAGCGGATATGGAGCAGGTTCTCTAACTAAGGCCGGTTACGGTTCTGCCGCTTCTGGCTCTGGTGATAAATTCCCAAGCCTTCTTCCGGTAGCTATTCAGGTTGCAGCTAAAACTATTGGTTTTGATCTCGTAGGAGTTGTTCCTATGGATTCGCCTGTAGGTTTCCTGCCTTACCTGGATTACGTTTATCAGGGCGGTAACGTTGACAAGCCGTATGAGCCTTATCTGATTAAGTTTAAGAACCTTACTATTTCAACTGCTTTCGTTGAGGGTTCAAACTATGGTGTAAGCGAAAGCGATAATCTGGTTCTCCAGTACGTTGGGAAATCTCGCATCGATGGCGATCCTATCTTCAAAGTAATTGCTGCATCTGATGCTCAAGAGCTTACCGGAACAGCCTCTACTGCGATCTTCCAAGTCGGTGGTGGAAATATCAACATTGCTGGTCCTTTCACATCTGCTACAACTGTTTCAGGTGCAAACGTTGCAACCTGGGTAGATGGGACCACTACTGTGGAACTCGTTTCTGCTCTCGAAAACCACATCTCCGGCTTTACGTCAGTAAGTGACGACACTTATGCAACAACTGATTTCAACGGACCTTTCCTAGGTTCTACTGGAACTCAGATGGAAGGTATGACCCGCGCTAATGGTGAAGCTTCTAAGTTCCGCCAAATGGGTCTTCGCATGTTCACCAAGTTCATCGAAGCTAAGGGCGATCAAATCGCTATCTCAGCTACTGTTGAGCAGATTCAGGATCTGAATCGCGTTTGGAACTTCGACGTTATCTCAATGCTTGAGAACGTTGCAGTTAACGAACTCGCGCAGTCAATCAACAAGAAGCTCGTAGATCGCGTTTTTGCACTAGGTAAGAATCATGCAGCAACAATTGAAAGCGTTGAAGGTAACTCCGGCGCTCCTAATATCTGTAATGTCGATCTGACAGTTGGTTCAACCGGCTTTGAAAACACTTCAACCCTTCAGCGTCGTATTGTAACCAAAATTCTTGAAATGGCTAACCTGATCTATCACCGTGGTCGTTTCGGAGCTGGTACCTACATCGTAACTAACGGTCGTGTTGCTTCAGCTCTTGCAGATGTTGCTGGTTATTCATTCGCTCCATTCAATAACGATCTGCCGTCAACTGCTGGTCAACTTTACCCTGCAGGTAAGGTTCACGGTCTGACTGTATACGTTGATCCTAATCTGAAGTTCTCTGATAACCGCATTCACATCGGTCGTAAGGGTGCTGATGAGGAGCCTGGTGTTAAATTCCTGCCGTATATCATGGCTGAATCTCTTCAGACAATCGCTGAGGGAACGTTCTCTCCAAAGATCGGTATGAAGTCTCGCTATGCTATCACAGAGGCTGGATGGCATCCTGAAACTCAATACATCACGATGGAAGTTAATGGACTTGGTGTTCTCACCGGTTCTTATCGTCCTTCCGCTGGTTACACTAACTAAGAATAGTCTAGTTAACTATAAAAAGGCTCTCAAACGAGGGCCTTTTTTCTTTTTATTGAGAGTGCTCAAATAAATAACCTAGCTTAAGCTAAATTAATAGCTTACCTTTGTAAAAATAAAAGACAAAAATACTTAAAAACGATGAAAGCTGTTCTTAACTATCGCGAATACCTTCTTGAAAAGAAGAATTCACAAAACCTTGCAGATGTGAACGTTAAAGGCAAGGCTGTTACCAAGCAGGTTGATACTAAACTTACTGACGCTCCAAAATCTGGAAAACGTGCAAGCAAGTCGGTTAAGCCGGAAATGGCTGACATGCCGAAGGGAAAGGGGAGCGCTATTTCAAAAAGCGTAAAACCTGAAATGTCTGATCTGCCTAAGGGTAAAGGAAGTGCTCCTAAGAAAATGGTAGATACTAAAACGGCTGGGCTTACCCTTAAAGGAAAGGCTATCAATCGTTCGGTTGATGCTAAGATGTCTAAACTTCCAAAATAATCGTAGATCGATGCTTGATAACCGTAAGGAACGAGTTTATTTAACGTTTGAGTCCTATGTCAAGGAATCTAATTCATTAAAGGATCTCGTTGGTAAAACCGACGACGAAGAGCTCGATCTAGACGATGCCCGGTTGATCGGAAAAAAGATATCGAAGATGAAAGGCGACGACCGTAAGAAATACGTAGGTATTGTTAATTTTATGGGAGCATCATGTCGAATCTATAATGAAATTTGGGCGAACTATAAACCGGTAAATCCAGAAAAGAAAAAGGCTAATCGCGGAAAGGAATTCCAAGGCGATACTAACGTTGGATAAGAATGGTAGGAGATGGTGTAATAGCTGAGTCGATTGTAAGTTTTAATATTACTTGGGATTCTCCAGGTAAAGGAATGCAGCCTGAGTGGAATCAAAATTCGCAAAACATCGAATTGCACTCGGTTGAGATCTATCCTGATTTGTTATACACAAAAGCCTCCGGCTTAGCAACGTATTTTAACCATACAAATATTCAAAAAATATTGGGCGTTATTAATCGCATTAACCGTATAATCGATTCTAAATTAGTTGAACTTAAAGTTGTAACTGAGGCATCTACTCAAGTTGGAATGGGCGCCTCAACTGCCTTGCCCGATTCGCCTAAGAACACACCGGCCACTTCCACAGAAAAGACTGAGGTCTCTTCACCAGAAGACAATAAATCATCAGAGGATGAATCTGACAAAACAGACGCATCCGATTTTTCGTATTCGGTTGAAGTAATTGGAGAAAGATTAAAATTAATCGATGTTCAAAGAAGGGGTGGCGGCATTGGAGATGTTCAAATAGTACACAAAGTCTCAGATAATATGGTGCGTGAGGCTGGTACAACAACGAACCAAAACGCAAATAAAATTAGGGCAGTCGTTCAAATGAGTGGAACTCTGGGTAGAAAGATCGATTTAGAATATTCGGATTTTAATTCAGAAAGTGGAATTAATGCGCTGGTTGACATATTACCCTCTATTGAACTTAGATTTACACCTAGCGAAGAAGCGGTCGTGCCTAAGTCTGAGTCCGATAGAGAATCTGAAAACTTCCTGGTCGACCTTCGGTCTCTAGTAAAAGGAACCCAGATGGAAAAAGAGATAGCTTCCGCTGATAATTTCGAGAAAATTAAAGCGGCGCCAAATAAATAACTTCAAAAAAATCAATTACGATGGCTGGTTTACCACATTTCAAAAATTCAGCGGCTGGACCTGGAAGGTTTGAACCGATTTACCTTAATCAATTTGAGGTGATCATTATTCCTCCACCAGCTGTAAAAGCTAAAATCGGATTCGAAAACGATTTAACATTAGAACACGTAAAAAAAGTTACATCTCTTCCTGAACTTGCAGGTAATGCCGGCGGTCAGATAGTAACGCAGAGATATAAGTTTTCTGAGAGGGCATACGCTGCGGCTCGTCCTGCAACAACCCTTCACAAATTCAGCATTGAATTTGAGTTGAACCTGAACGATGATAACGATAACTATATCTATAACGCCTTCCGCGCTTGGGCTGATCTTATTTTTAACCCAATGACAGGAGCACAAGGTCTTAAGAAAGATTACTCGGGCGTTACAGGGGATGAAGCTTCTATCCAAATTACACAATTTAACCGAACTGGTTCAATTTATCGTGATTTTGTTTTTGCTCCAGTATTCCTGGATTCAGGTAAATTCAACGAGCAAACTCTTGATTACTCAGCAGATGGAAATGCTTCAATCTGGTCACTGACTGTGCCGTTTATCGCAGATCAATATGTCGACACCAGAGTCGGTCAATAATTAAAATAATTAAACGCCCGATGGACATGTTTAATGTTAAACGCCGCGATAATCCATCCATGGATCGATGGACTAATCTTAAGGGTAAGTCCTTCGGCGGCCCATCAGAAAAGTCGGATTTTGACACTTCTAAGCGCCAAACCTTGGCAGGATATCAAAGAGTGATCGATCGGAATTCCGACTTTGAAGGTGGAAACGGAAAATTTAGGCACAACTACGATCCGACCTGGAAAGCCGTGACTCGCGATAAAGTCTCAAGAGACGCAAAGAAAAAACCATTTGAACCAATGTACTCAAAACCAACAATTGCAACAGTTGATGCAGTAGAAGAAGGCCGAATTATTCGATTTGAACAGTTCGTTAATGAAGATTTCACAGCATACGAAGCCGAAGAAACAGACGATGCCGATATGGAAGATATGCCAGATATGGCAAATGATTCTGAAATGGAACCTCAAGTAGATGAAGAAAAGCTTGAATCCCTGATCGAAGAATTTGGAGATGACCTAAGCGATATGATCGATTCTATTATGGAAAAAATGGAAATCGAAGATAAAAGCGAAGTGTGCGACCTTCTTTGCGCAGCCGTTAAAAAGATGTGCAATGAAGAAGAATCAGACGAGTCGGACGAAGAATCTGAATCTGACGAATCCGAAGAAGACCTATAATTTTAATAAAATATCATGATTTTTTCAATGGCCCAGTAATGGGCCAAAAAAAAAATTTCTATGTTTAACACAAATTCTTACCATGTCCTTGTCCAAAAGATGAGGACATTTTTTTTGAAAAAAGGGTTCGTTGAAGTCCCAACTCAATCTCGCTTATCGATTCTAGCAGCTTGCGAAAACCCTCATTCAATAACAACATTCAACTATCAAGGTAACGTGTGGCCGTTGCCCCAGACTGGCCAAATGTGGCTTGAATATGAGCTGCTAAAAAATCCTGAATGGGCTGGATGTTTTTGCATTTCAACATCATACCGTCAAGAAAAGGATCCTATTCCGGGTCGTCACGAACTGATATTTCCAATGTTCGAATTTGAATCAAAGGGAACGATGGGAGATATGTTAAAGCTTGAAGCAGAACTTCTTGCGCATCTTGGATTCGATGAAGCAGTTGAGGTTAAGTATGATGACGTTTGTCAAGAGTACGGCGGTGCTCAAATTCTTGAAAACGAGCATGAGCAGCGAATGTGGGATGAAAAGGGGTCCGTTATTTCACTGCAACATTTCCCGAGAAGAACTAATCCATTTTGGAATATGCAACACGGAGGCAATGGAATTTACAATAAAGTAGATGTCATCCTATATGGTCAAGAAACAATTGGCTCAGCTGAGCGTAGTTGTAATATTGACGATATGCGAGAAAACTTCTATACAATAGAAGACGGCAAATATTCTGAAAAGTTATTTGAGTTATTTGGCAAAGAACGAGTTGAAAAAGAACTAGAGGAGTTTTTTAAGCACAAATTCTTTCCAAGATTCGGTGGAGGAATTGGAATGACTCGATTGGCTAGAGCATACGACCTGTTAATCAAAGAAAAAGAGGCGACTATTATGGCATAAAGAAAAGGGGCTCTCTAAAGCCCCTTTTTTACTTCAAATAGACTCGGATGGCCGATAAAGTCTTCATCATTATCGATCAAAGACGGTTCAAATCGAACCTCGTCGTATGAGCCATTTAGGAAGTCTATTGTGTTTAGTATAGCATTTGGAGTGATGTTAGGATTCACATAAATTATTCTTTGGTATTTGCGATTTCTAACGTTAACTGCTTTATCTATGAGCTTTTTTATCTCGTAATTTATTAAAAAGGACTGTATTTTATTTGGAACAAGTATATCTTGCTCAAATTTCTCCTTTATTATACGAGAAACATTTAGCAGATAATCAGTTTTGCCCTTTTTTTGAATTGTTTGTAATAAGAGCTTTTGATCTCTAACAAAAAGGACTTGTATAATCCTGGGAAGGTCAATCATTCAGTTTCTATTTTTTTAACTTCAATCCCAGCTCGTCTTAAGAAATCGAGGCCGTCTAGGTCATGATATTCCTCAGAATATACAACTCTCTTTATGCCTGACTGAAGAATTAGTTTGCTACAATCCCTACATGGAGAAAGAGTTATGTATAGAGTCGCGCCATCACAGCTTTGAGTTGATTTAGCTACTTTAGCAAGGGCATTCGATTCAGCGTGCAAAACGTACCATTTGGTTTTGTATTCCTTAAAGGAGCCGTCTTCGTTATGAACCGCATACTCGCACTCATTTTCAAAACCGGATGGGGTACCGTTAAAGCCATCGGATATGATGGTATTGTTCTTAACAATGAGAGCTCCTACTTTTTTTCGAAAAGCGGTCGAGAGTTCTCCCCAAATTTGGGCCATTTTAATATAGGCTATGTCGATTCGGTGTTGCTTTTGCACGATTATGATTTTATTGCGTGAGTATAAATCCATTTCAGTAGATCGTTACCGTCTTGGAAAATAAGGTAGCTTTCCTCGTTTGAGAGAATCGCATCCATTAGAGTTTGTAGACTTTGGCTCGGCTGTCCATCTACTTCGATTAGATTTGAAACTATTCCTGGAATCGATTCTGGAATGAACTCCGTTTCCATCATTTTTTTAACTAACTCATAGTGTCGATCGTATACATGATAAGAATTTGCAACATGAGTATAGGAGCCCAACTCGAGATCCGGGTATACGATCTTAAGATGTTGGAACATTTGAATTTGTAGAGAGCAGAAAAAGGCTACATCGGTTGGTGTTCCCCAAATGGCATCATTGCTTCGCATAAAAACCGACATATAGAATTTATTATTACGAATATGGCAATTCGCATACATAGTGCAAACAAAGTCCTTGTTACCAAAGTATTGATGAGCCGGTCGATTGAAGTGCATCACCGCTTGCCTCGTATTCTTATCCTTTATTAAGGATCGTATGGCCCATTGATATTGAGTCGGGCCGCGTCCTTCTGGGTTCTTAAATATTAAATTACCGTATGCTGAGTTAGCAGTGCCGTCTGGGTTTTGTATTGATTCCCAGAATTTAGCCCATTTTGAAATAAATGCAACGTCATTTCTGCCAGAATAATACCATAGTAGTTCAGCAGCGATGTATTTCTTTTGAGAGCCGCGTTCTTCGTTTAGGTAAAAGCACTGACGCGGATCTGCTATTTCTAAGGCAACGTCTAATAATTCAGTGCTCTTAGTCCCGCGCGCAGAATTCTCTATTCCATTTGCGAAAAGAAAAGAAATAGACTCACGATAACACTCTGAAAAAGATTCGGCTTTAAATACTAACATAATTAAAATATACTAAAAGTTTGACAAAGGTTTACCCAAATGAAATATCTGAAAAATGGTCAACGTTTTCAATAGTCAACTTCATATCAAAAAATTCTTCAGGCAATGGATCGTGAGAAATTACGAACACTGTCATATTATATTTCTTGGCAAAGGTTTTGAGCAAATCAACTACTCTATAAATCGATTCAACGTCAAGCGATGAAAATACTTCATCTAAAAATAACAAATTAACTTTATGATGCTTAAGCTTTAAAAGCTCAAGAATGCATAAAAGAACGATCAAGTTCATCTTTTTTTGCTCACCAGCTGAGAGAGAGTCTGGCGAAATCTGCATCCCTAAATGCGTAATAACCGGATTAAAATCAAGATCAAACTCAAAAGAAAATTTGAACTCTAAAAGCTTTGAAGTTTTTAAGATCTTTTTATTTAACATTGGAATGATTTGACTCATAAGCAAGCGCTTCATTCCATTATCTCCAAGTATAACGTCCATCTCTTGGGAAATTGCAAGCTTATCGGTAAGCTGAGAGCGGTCGGTCGCTAGACGGTCTATTTCAAATTGCAAAGATTCAATGATGGAATTCAAATGGCTTGTTCCGTTTTCCGGAGAATTAGACTCTTTAGACAGAGATTCTAGCTCTCTTTTTAAGGGAGCAAGGCGTCCGTCGATTTGATAAAAGTTATCTCGGGCTTGGCTTAGCTCACTTTTTATGGATGAAAGTTCCGCGGTTATTGTGTTTAGTTCCTCAACGATTAAAGGCAATTTGGAAGACTGCGATTCCTTCTTATCGATGAGCTTATCCTTTATGCCGATGTGGGCCTCGTCCGTGAGATCGGATAGGCAGTGCGGGCATCTATTTTTTGAGTATAGGTCTAGTTTTTTCTGGATCTCACTAACATTCAATAGAATGCTTGATTTGGTATCGCGCACGTCCGAAATCTTTTTCTCAAGATCCTGAACGCTAACTGTTAATTCTGAATACTTTGATTTGTATTCACTCTTTGTTTTCGTTAACGACTCAATCTCTGAGTTTATTTCGCCTAGTCGAACGTCTTTCGCTGAAGAAATATCCTGCTTTAGATTTTCTAGCTGAGCTCTAGAATTTTCAAGTAAAGATTCATTTGTTTGAATAGCGGTTTCAATTGATTGGGAGGATGCTTTAATATCCCGAAGCTCATCTTTAACCACTCTAGACATATCATTAACTATGTCTAGCCCAAAGATCTTATCGATTATTTGGCGCTTGTCGTATGGGCTAAGTTTAACAAAGCTCTTAAAGTCATTAACTGATAAACTAATCGTATTTGAAAAAACATTGAAAGGTATTTTAGTTAATTCCTCTTCGATGAAATCATCAACTCTGCGCTTATCCGGCAAATTGTGCTCAGCTCCATTTATCATGAGCTTTGAGAAATTTGGTTCAATGCCTCTTTCTATTTCAACTGAATCACCGTTTCCTGTTAAAAATTCAACATGAGTGTATGCGTTCTTGTTAATACGATTAGGTATTTCCTTTGTTCTACGAATCGCGGATTTACCGTAAATTGAAACAGTTAGCGCATCAGATATTGAGGATTTTCCGGAGCCGTTCTTTCCCTGAATGAGAACTAATTGCGGATTTTCTGAAAAAGAAAAAGTTTGGAGTTTATTACCATAGGAACATATATTCCTGAACGAGAATTTCTTGATTTTCATTAAATATTAACTAAAATAGGAAAGTTCCGTTCCTTCCTGAATGTATTGTACCGTTCTAAACAAACAAAGTTTAGTTTCTGAGTTAAATTCCCTAACTATGTTTGGGTAATCGCTTATTGAATATAGTAGACCATTGCCGAGTGGAATTACGTGTGTCTTGGCTTCTAGCAGAGAATTAAAATTAACCCTAGAAGCCAAGATCTTTGAATATTCGTCTGGCGAAATTATGCCCGCGTCTAGTCTTCTAGTTAGCTCCATTTCGCCAAGCTCTGCAAAAATTTGATATTCCTTATCTACTTCAGCTTTATCAATGATTAGTTTTTTCTCAAAAATCGGATTTGTTTTACTCATTAGAATCGCTAGCTTGTTCGTTATTTGATATGTTGAACATATTTCGACGACTGTTTGAGAAGGTATTGGCTCTCTGGCTATAACTTTAAAGTCCGAGCGCGTTTTAACGATTTGAATTGCTCTGCTTACGTATGGTTCCATTTACTAAATAGAATTTTGTTTAGCAGCTTGGTGAATTTCCACAAACTTTTTAGCGAGATCATTTCTAAAAGCTTGAGGATAATCTCTGGTTTTTACATACATCTTAAAAATGTCGGTGATGTTAAAGCCTTCTTCTGGGTTAAACTCAGCATTCATTTCGGCCTCAGCTTGAGTTTGATCGACGTATGTAAAAAATTCAATTTTACGATGAGTCGATTTTAGAATTTCTTCAAGAAATCGGGTAACAGGGAAGCGACTTGCAAAATTAACATTGATCATAACATCGACAAAGTTATTGTTAAACTTTTCAATAATTTCGTCGTGAGTCATTTCAAGTATTGACATTACGTCAAATTTAACGAAAGTTGGAGATTGAGTATTCTCTATGAATTTTTCAACAAGATTTGAGCCAGTTACATCAAGCTGATAGAAACCCTTTGTGTTACCAGAATCGCCCCGATCCATTTGATATGGGGTGCCAGTATAAACAACATTTTTAACGGTTTGACGATGATGAATGTGTCCGCTGAAAACACGTCGATAGGTTGAAAGAGCTTCGACGTCGAGGCCGTGGTCAACTTGCGTCCATTTATTAAATCGCAAGCCCTTTATATCAGCATGACAAACAATGTATTTACATAGATTACGATAATCATTAACTGTGCTCGAAAGGCGCTCAAGGTCCTCTATCCACGGAAGCATTAAAAAGGAATGGTTATCGTTAATCGTTAAAATATCCGGCTTTTCAAAAACATGGATATTATTCGATAAGTGGCTTAATGATTTAAGCGAATTTACTTCAGTTTTATCTTTGTAATAGACATCGTGGTTACCGACGATTATGTATATTCCGCGCTTAAATTTGTCAGCAAGCTTTTTGAATATTGAAAAAGCCTCATTTTGGATTCTAACATTAATCGATTCGCGCGAGTGAAATATATCGCCTTCAAGTATTAAAATATCTCTGTCCTGATCAAAATCCTCGTCTACTCGCTTGATTAAAAAGTCCAACAGGAAATCCTTTTGAATTTCTAACCATTCTACTGAGTTATTTCTAATGCCTAGGTGTAGATCTCCTACTATGTTTATTTTTCGAATATTTGTTAATTTCATAAGTTAAAACATCTTACTGTTGCGAGAAGATTTGTCCAAAAACCCGTATTTTTTATTGAGTTCAAGAAGCAAAGTTTCTTTGTAATCATAACTTAGCATATCAAACAGCTTTTTATACTCCATGTTGGTTAAAGAAGAGATTGCGTCTAATACGTGTATTGGGCTCACGAAAAAACTTGAGTGCTCGCCGACCTTAACTCCATCAAATATTATCTTAAATAGAGAGTTTATCTCGATCTTAGTAAACTTCTTTTTCTCTCCAGGTGCGCCTAGAATTTCCCGGATTTCATCAGAGTCCGATACATATTTGTCAATATCGTACTGCGTAATGGTGTCGTCAATGTGATCAGAGTACTGATCTCTATCGTACAGATGATAGTGAGGTGAACTAATATCAACTTTTATGTTAAGAGACGGCCTTGCATCATCGTCTGACGCATTTTGGCCCAAGTTGTAGGAGTTGTTGAAGATTTTATCAGTTTTACGAAGAGAGGCGTATCGATCCTTTCGTCTCGCTAGCTCAATTGGATCGTCTTCATCGCTTAGATCGATCGGAGAATACGAATCAAAATCTTCATCTTCTGAGTAGCTGTCTTGGTCCTCAAAACCTAAATCCTCAAAATCTATTGGGTCTTTTCCGTTTTTCATAGTGTATTCAGCGTATTTTTATTGGATCATGCTCAAAATATCATCGTAGTTCGTTGATTTTGGCTTATGCTCAAATTCACCGCCGCTTGGAACGTATGGAACGAAATTAGGCGG